GCCCACTCGACTTCGATGCGTACGCGTCGAGGACGTACAGTCCGCTCCAAGTGCTTCTTTTGAAGAACGGGTTCTTCACCCGCATTCAAGAAGTACTTCATGAGAGCCGCGTGGCCGTCAATGACGTCCTCACGGTAGACTGGCTTGACCACCATAGCCTTAACTACTGGCTTTTGATGATCAGGGCACAGTTTCTGGTAGGTATACTCGTTGCGAAACGAGCTCCAACCCAGACATGGCGATGACTCTAGCACGTGGGGTAACGGCCCAAAAAGGGCCTCAGCCTCATCACGCACCCGTCTAGCTGCCGTCCACCAACCTTTTGTGTAAAGTTGATTGGCGAAGGCGACGAAAGAGATCACCGCGGAAGCATTCCGCCTACCTGCTGGAGGCAAATTACGGAGATAGACAGGTGTTACGTCTATTCCGTTATAAGCATCCATTCCACAGGACTCTCTGAACCTTCCGGTCCAGAAAGACTTGTGTTCATTCACCTTCAACCCAAAGGAGTTTAGGGCAAAACAGATAGGAAGCACCTCGTCACAGGGGACAATAAGATCATCCCCATAGACGTACACCTCACGCGAAGCGAAATTGATCGCATGAGGCGTTGGTGGTAAGTTGAGCGTAATCAACCTTGCGGTAATCAACACTGTATAGAACAGCATTGATTCCATGGGGAAGCATAACGCTGAACCCATCGACGCGAACTTGCAGAGTGAAATAACATTACCCTGCACGGACGCCCTCATAGACCGGGTAGCGAAGACTGCATCCCTAAGGTAGGGGACAGCCTGTAGCATCCTGTAAACGAGGTCCTTATGCACTCTATCGCTGGCTTCGGACAAATCTAGAGTGGCCAATCGGCCACTTTTCGATGCCATCCGTGCCATCTGCTGATTGATCGTCTGGTCACGAAAGTTAATGTGACCTCGCGTATGCTTAGCTTGCTCGATCATTTCCATGATCGGATGGGCCAAAGCCTGCTGTGTGTACTGTGTACACACTGGCTCAATCGCAATAATGCGTGGAGTTTTAAGGGTCTTAGGAACGGTGACAACCCTAACGGGTTCCTCCATTCCGGGTTCGACGAACTCTACGCCAGCCAGAGGATCACCCACGTCAACGCCATATGGATTTGACATCCCATAGGCAGAAAACGGAAATGACGCCTCTAGCCTGCGATGCCACCGCTTCTGAATATATTTCTGATTTCCAGAAATCTTCTCAGCGGTTGCACCTGGCCCGTGACGCGGAATTAGATGCTCTCCGTCTTGGATCTTCCGATCCAGAGGGCCGAGAGTCTGACTCCAAAGCACGTCAGCCACCTTACCGAAGAGGGAATAAACCTCAACGGGCAAAGCGGCCATCAGGCCATTGAGCTCGTACTCACACTTGTAGAACCCATCGTAGGCCTTTTGTACTCGATCTTTTGAGCACTTAAGGTTAACTTTCTTCCACATCAGGCATAGCTGCCTAATGCACAAGATCGCTTCTACGTCGGGCTCATCAAGCAACTCACCAGTACCAGGGTCAAACACCCTCGCGAGCAAACCCCACAACAGTGTGGGGAGAGCAGCCTTCCTCCTAAAACCTAGGAAGTCGGCAGGCGTGACCAATCCACGGTCAAGAGATCTTTCGAAATCTTTTCCGTAGTTCGGTAGGGTAATTGTCAAGAACGACAATCCCTCATGTTTGATCCTCCGGGACATAGTAATATAGTCCCGGTGGGTGTCGGTGCCGCATCGTATGCTGGTATTATCCAGCATACACTTCAGAAGCCACATAAGGCTTTTCATCATTCACTCCTCCTTACGGTGGGGCTAAATGAATCCATAGAACCTTGGTTGACTTCCCT